CCAAGTCTCAAGTCAGAAATAACTGCATCTAAGATATATCCAATATCTCTCTTACATTTTGTAATAGTGATATTCTTGCTAAGAAGTGCAGGATATTTTGTAGTAATGAATCCGTATGCTTCCTCAGCAATTAAATCTTTATTGTCTTCAATTCTATTTGCAGCATCCTGATTTTTATTGTTAACAACCACAGTAGTAGGGTTGAGGATCTGCAATGAACTAGCATATGATTTGAATCCAGAAGGTTCTAGAGTCGCATTGTATACAGAATTTGCAGGAGTTGTCTTACCAGATGCAGCATCATATGGATCTAGTTCAACAAAAATCTTTTCGTTTGACTTAGCACCGATTCTATACCCGTCAAGAGTAACAGCAGGACGTTTCTTTGGATCAGTAATACCAGACCCAGCATAGTATAATCTTGTATTTGTACCACGGGATGCTTGTACATCAAATGTATAGTAATCAATCTCGTCTTCGTTAGCAGCAGACTCAATAAGTTTCTCAGGTGGAATGATATCAGTAATGAATCCACCCTTATCCTGATTGAATGCATAACCCTTATGTCCAATTGCATGGAGTGAAGTGTTACCAAAGTTAGAGTTAGAGTTGGTGATACTCATATCACCACCAGACTCCATTAAGAAGTGATCAGCGAAACCAACAGCGAAGATACTAACACACTGAACGAATGAGTCGTTAGATGCACGGATGTGGAAGTTTCTCCAATCATCTTTCCAATATGCATCACCTTTTGTGTGATATGGAACTGTTGCGAAGGCATCAGAGAATGATGCTTGGTTCCAAGTGTTAGTAAATCTATCGTAACGAATGAATGCTCTATCGTCTTTCTGTAGGGAAACACCAGTATACTGGGCACAAACCATTGATTTGAAACCAGATGCCTTGCTACCATCAGCATGTAGACCACAAATACCCCAAGTCGAACGAATCGACAAGTTAAACATATAAGGAGACGCAGACTCTACAGAGTCAACTTCTGCCTGTACAAATGCATTAGTAGATAGACCATTAGCAGTAGTATATGTCTGGTTATTTTGTAAACCTAAACCAGCAACACTACCTGGGAGTTCAAACGTAAACTTCCTACGGTTATTACTATCAATAGCAGTAACATCAAACGTACCATTTAGTCCATCATCTAGACCATTCTCTTGAATAGCAACGTATTGACCTTTAATATATCCGTGAGCAATTTTAGTTGTTACATTGACGGTAACAGTACCAACAGGAGAAGAATTGATAACTTGAATAGACTCAATAGTTCTTAGATCAGAAAGAGGTCCAACAATTCTAGTCTCTTGAACCTTTGTACCGAACTCATCAGGATCGTCAATAGTAGGTTGATACTGAGAGAATGCTTTAGATATCTTTTCGTAGTAAGCATCAAGATCTTTCTTTTGAGCATACTCAAATACAGTAATCTTGTGGTGAGAATACTCAGGAATTTCTAGTTTAGCAACGTCTCCCTTACGTGCATATACTTTACCAACACCATTGGTAGAATCGTATAGAGGAGATTTAGTTGTGGTATCACCATCTTTGATAGTAAACTGCCAAATATATGCACCACCAGTTACATTAAAGATAGATGTTCTCGCACACTCTTTATTAGCAGGATCGGGAACATATAGAGGACGAAGAATTGTACGACGAAGATCGTAACCAATTAAAGAACAACCACGAGGAACGATTACACCGCCATCTGAACCGTTAAATCTGTAGAGAACGTTATTAGAATTAGACAGATCCAAAACCGAAGAATCTGCCCAAGAATTATTTTGCTGATCAAAACCGAAGACGTCAATTAATGATGTAGTATCAACTCCAGGACGGTTATCAATGTAGTGGTCACCAGGCATTAGCATGATGGTGAACTCATCAAATCTATCGTTATCTACCCCAGGCAAATATGAATAACGTGCAACTTCTAGAAATGCTCTCTGAATCGTCACAAACGGGCGATTTGGAGAGTTACCTCTATTGTCTAGCTCATCACTAGCGTTAAAATCATCTGGCGATACATAAAGATATCGACCTGTCTTACTCGAAATCAGGTTATCTAGTCTTGTTAGCGGCATAATTCAGCTTACCAAAGCGGTTTTAATTGGTCCTCTGGGTTATTTATCAGAGTTTCTCTCCAAGTCTTCTATGCGTTTTTTGATGTCTTCATGCAATCTTTCAATTGCTTTTCTTGCATCTGGAGTTTCATCCCACTCCCATGTTTCGCCTTTTGAACTTACAAATGATTTTTTGGTCATAACATCCCGTTTTTACTCATGTATTGTAGTGTTTCTTTCATGCTACCAATATGTTTAGTATCAATAGCAACTTGAGGATATGTTGCGTCACCACCAAACTCCATCTCGAACTGATATTGTTCAAACTCTTCTCCCACAGTATATAGATGAAATTCAGATACTTCTGGTAACGCTTTGAGTAGTTGTGCTATCCTTTCGCACTCTTGACTACCGTTACTATAAATTACCGCTGTTCTAGTCACGTTGCCTCCAATCGTCAGGTCTGTCTGGTCTAAACCAATCCATCATATCCTCAGCACCGTCAAATCTATCTCTGTATCTGGATGGGTCTGGATCACCAAGTCCCATCCTATTCAGAAAATCCTCGGTAGTTCCCTCCTTAATATTCTGTGCCGATTGCCGACGTGCTTGTTGTAACCAATTTCTAGCAGTTGTATTTGCCTTGGACAGTTTTTCTGCCCATATCATATCCTCTAGAGGGACTTCTTTTCCGTTAGCGATTAACTTACATATTCCATCTAGTTTGAGTCGATATTTGGTTGATAGCATATTACTCTCGTAATTTAGTTTCTAGGTCTGAAAGTCTCAAAGACTCTTCTCGTGCCGCTTCCTTGCGATCACTTACAATATTTAGAATGTCTTCGAGGATAACATCATTATCTATGCCGTCATCAAGATACTTAAAGATTGCTTCTTTCAGATACCTATGCCTATGCCACTCTTGTGAATATGGTTTATAATGCATGATCAAAAAAATAAAAGAGGGAGGTTGGATTCCTGTATACCAACAAATAACGGGCATTACTACAGTAGTAAAATACGTTATTGCCTGAGACCCGATTGGTTGATCGGTTCTGCATCGCTGCAGCAGCACCACCTGTGTCTCATCACCTTAACTAGCGGTTGCCAGTAAGTTTATTCAGTCACTCCCATGTTGCGTCCAACATATTTATTATAGCATAAAAAAAGAGGGCGTCAACCCCCTTTAGGTACATACATTAAATCTATTGGATTAGTCCATGAAGGACAGTAAAAATTGAAGTTTATTACAACTCTTTCCTTTGTATCTAATTGTGAAACACCTCTATGTTTCAATTTACTGTTAAAAAACAACATACGATCTTGCACTGAATTTATAATTGTTCCATCTTCTAGTTCAGTATAACCATCATTAGTGTTTAGATAGTAAATTCCTACCCACATATTAGAATCACCCTCACCATCAATACCATAATCATGATGGAATCCACTATAAACTCTTTCTGGTTGAACCATCTGTAAGTTTGCCTTTATGCGACGAAAAGCAGCAATTTGTGAGTGCTTATCAATAGCATTAATTATAGGAAGAATATCAGTATAAACAGTAGAATAACCACTCTCTTGAAAAGAATATAATTTATGAATCATCTGGTGGTTATATTTGTTATCTGCTCCTTTCGTTTTCTCAGGACAATAATCCCACGACCATCCTACTAGGCAGTGTTTAAATAATTTATTTGCTTCTCCGCAAAATTCATCAATTATTTTATAGTGCATAATACCTCATAAAGAGGGGGCATTACACCCCCATGAGTTGTTGGGTTACAAGGACAACTTATCCCCGATCACTCTGATTATACAGTCGCTAAAGAGCGAGCATCCATTGGAATGCGAGTGAATGCTACGATTTTATTCGCAGCTGGTTTATCTGTTTTTGCAGATGTTGTTTGCTCTCCGAGCAGGTTTCAGTCATGCTCCGTATACCCTGTCGAAACCTTGACACCCCCGCGCAATGGAGGTGAGGGGAATCGAACCCCTGTCCAGAATGTCGATCACACCACCTACATGTCTTTTATAGAGTCTTACATCAGGACTCGATAGAATTTAAGATAACCCCATTTTGCTCCCCAGACCTGTTCATCAGTTTCTGAGTCAAAACCTTTATCTAAAACCCAGTAGAAATCTTCTCCTAATTCAATATCATTGAGAAGATATGTTTGTCTTCCTTTATAATTGACTGTACATTCATTAGAAGCAGTCTTTCCTTTATAAAGTCCGTTGTTCTCTTTAAAAATTATATCACAACCAAGACGCCTACGCAACGGTTCTTTTGATAGGATCTCTAAATTTCTATGATTAACAAATCTCTCAGGTTCATCAATAGAATAATTTTGCACTATATACTCATTTTTTTGCCGAGAAATTTTTAGCACAAATTGTCGATATGGTTGTCGAATTTGGTGACTATATGCTTGTTCACCGTAAAAAATATCTTCACCAAGTCTAACATGAGAAATCTTAATGTGAGCATATCTGCTCGGATCTTTCATTGCTTGGTACTTATTATCAAAATGTCCTTCTAAACAATCTTCAAAACTTTTCATCAGGCATAGTCTCAACAGTAATTGTAGGAACATCGAAGAACATAGGATGCATCTGCTCTGCATGCAGATAATCTCCATTCTTCAACATTTGTTCAAAAGTAAATTCTGGATTCAATGAACATTCATACAATATCCACTGATCTTCTTTTTGTGCTCTGTTGAGTGTTTCAAATGTAAAAGGCATATTCTCAATGAAGTACACCTTTGTGGGTGTCCCATCCACCCAACAGTGCTTAATATCAACTCTATATCCTTTGTTCAAGTCCATAACTGATGTTATGTTACTACTCATATTTATGCAAGACATAAAAAAAGACCCCTGTAAAGGGGTCTTGGGTTGTTCCGATTGTAGAGACCGCACGAACGATGTCTCAATCTTATTTAGAATGTGTACTTAAGTCCTGCTTTTCCACCCCAGTCTACATCATCAACATTAGTAGCAGCAGATAGTTCTCCATATACGCTTACTGTATCAGTAAGAGTCTTCCCGCCACCAATATAACCGATTAGTTCAGTATCACCGAACTCATCAGCAGCTTCTGTATGAGTCACTGTTGGACCACCAGATACATACCAGTCAATTCCGTTAGGAGTTGTGCCTTCGTATCCAAGTTGGAATTCCCATGTACCAGACTCATATGCTCCATCTGGATATGAACCACTTGCTTCTACATTAACGTAAGGACCTGCAAACGCAGCACCAGAGAATAGAAGAGGAGTTGCAGCAAGTGCTGCGATTGTTGATTTGATCATTTTAATTATTGTATTTCTCGCAAGACATGATATTCCTGCGGATGTTAGACTACACCGACATGTGAGTCTTTTTCGCAGGGGCACGATCTTTCGATCCCTGTGTCTGAATAATTTATCATGGTTTATATGAAAAGTCAACCTTTTGTATATTAGGATACAATATAATCAATATAAGTTTTGCTTATATTAATTCAAATTTATCTGTGTACCACCAGTGATAGTCATGACTGCTTTTGATAGAATTGTAGCATTTCCTGTTATGTTATGCGTATATTGAGCATTACTTGTGAGGGTATGAACACCAGTAATAGTTTGGGTATATGCTGCATTGTTAGTAAGAGTTGTAGCACCAGTAATAGTCTCGTTAAAAGTTCCCGAGTAGGTGGATGTATGATTTCCACTGATGGTTTTAGTTTGATTACCACTAACAGTGCTTGTATTATTACCTGAAATTGTACTAGTTACATTTCCTCCTTTTACATCATACATTATATTTCCTGCTTTAAAATCTATTTTACTGTTGCCTGTTAATACATTAAACATAAATGCGTTCTGAGTTGTTGCTGTTGGTTTTCCTATTGGTGGTTTACCAGCAATTCTGGCTTCTGCTCTAGCTAAACCTTTAACTGTTAAATCTCCACCAGCAGTCAGATTAAATGCTCCAGATGAGATAAGATTAAATGATGCATTAGGACTTAGTAATTGTTTGATAGTATATTCACCATAAACACTCTGTGAAATACTACCTGAAATTTCATCTTTAATAAAAACTGCCTCATGTTTAATTGTACCACCAGAAATATGAACATTACCACATGATTTACCATTCCCCATTGTAAGTGTTTTTGAAGCTTCTATATTCATATCATTAGAAGCTTTTATGCTGACATTATCACCAGACATTTGGAGATTGCCACCTCTTGCTTCCATATTGATATCACCATAAACAACGAGACTCAATGGTTTTTCTTGATTTTGTCCATTTTCTACTTCAATACTTAAAGTATCACCAACTTTAACAATCATTTGTCCTTGAGGACGAACAGTCATTGCACCACCACTTTCGTCATCACCAATCTTTCCACATCCAAGAAAAATATTTCCTACCTCATCAAAGTTTAAAGACTGACCATTATCTGTGCAGACAATATACGTTACTCTACCATCTTCATTCTGTGCTTTCATCTCTTTAACACCATTCAACTTATTAGCTGAAGATGTTCTTTGAGTTCCAGAATGAGGAGGTGTCTTAATAGTTTTGTTTAAATCATCTCCCTTAGGTAAACCATCGGTAATTACCTTTTTGAAATATTCTCCTATAGATTTAGATTTTTCACTCATGATGGGCAATCAACATAACGTCCAGTTCCGACCTTCGCATAACCAAGAAGATCGCGTGTCTCACTATCTAGACATGATAGGGAAGCGAGAGCATTTGCTCCAAAACCACCACCACCAACAATATCAATAGTAGGAGCACTATCATAAATTGTAGTTCTATCAATCACATCAAAACCTGTTACAAATCCAGCAGCATTAATTCTAGCAACAACCTTACCAGATTCACCGTTGATGAGCACTCTAGGAACACTCGTATAACCAGATCCAGGTCTAGTCAAAGTCAAAGAATCTAACACACAGTTAACAGTTTCTGGTCTGTTGGGAACAAAGTTTCTTCCTCTCTGTGTAATACGAATCTCAGTAACATATCCATTACTATCAAGAAGAGGAACACCCATAGCACCGTATCCTTGACCAGTGATAGCAAAGTTTGGTGGTAAAAGATATGGGTCACCTGGATCATCAATAGGAATTTCAATAATTTTTCCGTTATCATCAACTATTGGTTGACCGATAGTAGGTTCTTTAAACTGTGGAGTTGATTGAGCAACTGTTGCGATAGGTGTAGACTCTTCTTGTCCTAAAATTACAACGTCAGCAGATGCTCCAGTTCCATTAATACTAAATTTCAAATTCTCTGGACCTTCAATATCAGCATCTTCAGCAATTCCAACAACCACTGCAGATACATTATCTTGGATCGTAAATGTTCCATATAAATTTCCACCAATAATATCGCTCTCAGAAATATTACTACCAAATAAAGTATAACCCATGACTGTATTATTTGGAATACCCTCACTAGTGATAACATATGTAATAAACTCACCTTCTTGATAGTTTACTTTATCTGCTTGTACTTCAATACTATACTGAGTAAAATTCAACTCTGTGGGTGCTGTAGGTATACCAGAATCTACTTCCTCTGATTCTTGTATACTCTCATTAATTACATCTTCAGAAGGGAATTGTGTAGGTGCTTGAATTGGGGTAGCAAGAGCAGGTGGTAAGAATGGAGCTCCTGGTGCTGGATCTATCTCAGGTGCTAAACCAATAGTAACAGTAGCAATATTGGAAATAAAATTAGCAACAGGAAGACCTGTAGAATAATCAATTTTTACAGTAAAGTCTTGAGGTGTATCATTTACAGTATCTTTATAAGTTTGAACTTCAATAAATCTCTCTGTTTGATTGGGTCCAAATCCTAGTATACCATCGTTTGCAATATAATCGGTTCCTGCTTTAGCACTACCATCTTGAGTTGTGAAGGTAACAGAACTAGATACAGAAGTAAAACCACTTCTTCTAACTCTAATTGTTGCCTTATCTCCTTCGAGAACATTAGTATCCTCAATTTCATATGTGATAATCTTACTGGATACACTATCATCATCACCAGAAGGAAGAGTTCCTGCACCACCATCAGGATTACCACCATAGATGGGTGAGTTTCCACCACCTACAGGTACATCAGGAAGACCACCAAAGAAAAATCCACCAGTTTGCTCAGGCACATCGTAATCTCTAGCATCTTTACAAATACTTTGTCCATAGTCTAAAGGACCATCTTCAATTGATTTTAGTAATTCATCTAAGAAATTATCCTCATCTTTCTTTTCTGGTTTACTACATCTCTTATCCTCATCACCACATTTAGAATCAAGACCACCACAGGAAATACCAAGAAATTTCATAATTTTAAATAAAGTACCACCAACCAAATTTAATGCACCAGATGCAATACTAAGGATTGCTTGAAGAGGACCTAGTACAGCGTCAAGAAGGTTTGAAACAAGACTAACAATTTTATTGATGATTGCATTTACAAAGATATCAACTTGACATGTTGCTGCTCTGAATACTTTAAGTAGATAGTCAAATATCAAAGAAGTAATAAAATCTACAAGTCTTTCATAAATGTCTTCAATACTACAACCAATCTTTTCTAGAGCATTTTCAAGGTATTTTTGAACTCCATCTAAAATACCTGCAAAAGGTGACAGAATAAGTTTTACAAGTTTTTCAATACCTTTCTGTAGTGCAGCAATAATTTCACCTTTAACTCTTGCTAGAGCAGACCTGATAATACGTAAAACTTTATTAATATATTTCTGTGCTTTATTAGCATAACTCATGATCTCACCATTGACTCCACTAAGAAGATAGTCTCCCAAGTTTCCTCCACTGTCTTGAACCATCTTGAATAGTTCTCCTAAGACATACTTTAGATCTTTTTTGGTGTCATTATTACATTCAGCTTGAGAAAGAGCTACACATACATTACTACCAAACGGATTAGTTGTGCTATTTTCTGCAGAATGTTGTCCATCTGCGATACTAAATGTTGTTCCAGATCCACCAGCAATTAATCCTGATGCTAAATTTTTATTTTCTTCTTTATTTGCTGGTTGGTCAGTAACAAGATTGGTTCTTTGATTAACTTGTTGCTGGAAAGCTAAACATTTGTCTTCATTCTCACCCTGTGTTTTATCAGGTGGTGTGTCTTTAGATCTTGCAACAGTACCAATAGATGCAAGAATTAAAGGTATATTATTATCACCATCTAACCAAGCACCAAATACCCAGTCACCTTCCTCTAGGTTAGCAGTAGCACCACTAACTCCACCAGTTTTATATGGTACCGTTACTGGTAGTGCGGAATGTGCCCATGGTAAATCTTCTGTAGGAACAGCACTACAGTCTGAACTATGAACCGAAACTATTCTAACTCTAAATCTATTTGACTGCTTCGGTTCATCTATTTCTTCTACTTGCCCAATCCAAAATCCTCCACCATCCTGACCAATTTGGTGGATCGGTAAAAGAGAATTAATTGTTGGATCATTAGACATTTATCAATCGTCGTAAATTAGACACTCAGGTTCTTCTGGATGTTGATCGCAGAATAACTCAATAGCATTAGGATCATGGTGATCTCCTGCATCAATCTCTTCTTTATGATGCTCAACATATTCTTCTAAATCATGCAATTCATCTTCAATATGACGACGCATTTGTGGATTAGTAGTTGGATCTTGAAGGATTTCTTTGTCTTTTTGGATGTGTTTTTCTATATTTTCCATATTGTTTAGGTAATTAAGTTTCTAATATTCCATATGAATCTCGTTTAAGAGATAACATAGTTGTGACTCTTTTTTCGATTTTACTGTAAAACCGTGAAAGAGAAGTTATGAGATAAAATCCACTGTGATCTTCATCGACAGATGCTACTTCTCTATCTTTCTCAGTGGACATATTTTGCAGTTGTACATTGATAACATCACCAACTACTAACTGCAAATTACCAGGGACTACTACACGTAACCCTTGAGTATTTAGGAGATAATTCCTAGATATCGCTTGCGGGAGTGTCTCTGGGGTACGATCTTTAAAAGCTAGATCGTCTGCAGCTGCATCTTGACCACTATAATATGATTCATCATCTAGTATAGCAGAAACGATCCTAGTTGGACGCTTTGCTAGGGATTCTTGACCTGGAGTTAATCCATCTTGTGATCCTAAATGAGCTAGTTGATTCCAACATTTACCAGCAGAATAAGTTGATTCACTAAAATCTCCTGTAGAAAAGTTATAATACTGACATCGTAACGCATATGCACCAGTTCTGAGTCCTTGCATTAAATTAATCTCAGATGTAAACTGAACATCAATTAAAGTTGCGTCTGTTTCTACACCAGCAGAGTCTTGAAAAGTTTTAATATTACTTTCTTGACCTGCATTATTAAGACCCAAATTTCCTTTAATATCCATTAAAGAGTCAATTGATCTAAAATTATACCCTTTAGCATTCTCATAGAAAAAGAATCCAGCAGTTCCTTCAGAATACTTTCCGTCAACAGTTTCAGCACCTTCACCATCACCTTTTCCACCTGCTCCATAAGGAATAGATTGATCTTGTAATTTAGCACATATAGCAAAAGGAGTTAAATTTTTAGGTATAATAGTCTTATAATTTTCACAAGGATCAAAGACGTAATCTTTAGCAGTATTAAGACCTTCATCACCTAAAACTCTTTCAACAATCTTATCTGGTTTACCAGATAGTGTAGATTTTATTCTAGTTTGTGGATCATCAAGTGCTTCTGCAGAAATCAAACCTAGATTATAGTTTTGTATCTTACCAGAATTAATTCTATCTCCAACTCTATAAACTTTAAATGCGTAACTATAATCTTTATTGTCTGGTCCCTCTATATCAATCTCAACTACCTCACCACCAGTAATAGGACCAGATCCACTACCAATTAAATTTTTACCACTATCATTAATGTTTAAGTTAGCACTAATAAATGGTTTAGTAACATCTTCATAATAAGTAAAACCAAGGACAAGATCACCTATTTCTACTGGTTTTTTCTTTGCATATGGTCCCTGTAGCATAGAAATTCTAATGCTTTTGAATTGATAAACTGCAGGATTGGTATTATTTTCACTCATTAAGCAGTACCTAATCTACTGAGGTGGAGTGGAGCATATATTGATGCATATGGATCTGTCTGTGGTTGTATAAATCCACTACCACCACCCATTGAATCTCCAGATTTATCAGAACCACCACTACCTGAGAATCCAGATTTTTGCATAGTCTGTAAAGCACCCATCAATTGTTGCTGTCCTTGTGCAAGAAGAAGTGCTTCTTGACTCAACTCCTTATTATTAATATTAGGCATAAACAGAGATCCAACTGTCTTAGGTGCTTCTATATTATTACCTGTATTATCTGATGGAGTTATATTTTCAGATTGATTCAGTGTCTTAGAACTATTCTTAGTAAACTCTAGAGGATCTACAGCAGATGATAGTCCATCATATCCACCAGGGTGTCTTTCTAAGTGTAGATGTGTGTTATCAGCAGCCATATCACCTGTACCTGGCCAATACTTCACTCTAGCAATTGTTTCACCTTTTCTAACCTCTTGTCCTTTCTCTACTGTTGGATCAACATGACCATATAGAGTTGCATCTCCTGCATCACTTGTTACAACAACAGCAGATCCATGCATAAAATCAGGAATGATAGAGGTTACAGTACCATCTTCCATAGAAGTAACAGGAGATCCTCTATCGACACCAATATCAATTCCTTTATGGTCGTTAGATCCATATGATAAATTTCTAGGACCAAACTTACTTGTGAGCACTGGTCTTCCTTGTGGTAGAACTGCAGAATAATCAGTCTCTTCTCTTTGTCCTGTAAACATTTGTGCCATTTGTTCAGCACCACCTGTATTACCAGTCATTAGGTTACCAAAAACTCCTCCAGCATTAGCAGGAGCACCAGTAAGTAAATTACCAATACCAGTGCTTACACCACCTAGACTTAGATTAGTCAATCCAGATGCTTTTACTAGTTTTCCTAGACTAGGACCAACTGCAGATTTCAAGAACTGTCCCATAGGACCTAAAGTACCAATAACTTGGTTAATTGCTGCAGCAATACCACCAATAGCAAATTGGAAAGGCATTTGTAATGCATCAGTCATATGCTGACCCATTTCATTAACAAGTCCTCTTCCTCCAAATGGAGTGAAGGTTACGACCTCACCACTTGCTTCACCGCCTTGGAATGGTCCCATGTTAGTAGGATTATCTAAGAAATACGATCCACCACTAGCATTTTTAACTTCTCCTGGATTTACACCTTTACTTTCTAATAGTGTTTTGTTAGCGTTCTCAACATTTTCATCACCATACAAACTTAACGTACCAAATCCTCCAACGTCATCAGGAATAATTCCAAGGGGATCCCATATATTTAAGAATTTTCTAGCAGACTCACGTATATTAGCATCAATAACAGCCATAGTTTCATTAGACTGAGAGAAGTCACCATGCTTGATGAGTGAGTTAATACCTTCAAATAAACCACGGAAAGGAGTTCCTAGTATCTCCAGTCCACTAGACAAACCAGCAGTAACATCTGCAATACCATTCATCACAATATTATTTCCATCACCACGAATCCAATCATCAACACCACGAGTCCACTCACCAATATATCCTGTTAACGTACCTACACTTAAAACTGTTGCTGCACTTGATAGTCCTGCTGCGAGCATTCCTGCAGTACCAGTTGCACCACCAATAATTGCTGCATCAGCACCAGCGTCAGCATAATCAAGCATAGCATTAGCATAATCACCAGTCATCAAACTTACAGTTCCAGTAACAGCAGATAAGAGAGGAATTGCATGAGCCGCTCCACTTCCTCTAAGTGCTGTATTAGCATTTTTAAGTTTCTTTATACTGTTCATAGGATTTAGAAAATCCTTCATTCCATCAAATGTTTGTACAATTTTATTTGGTTTGTATGGAATTACTTCAGCTCCTATATCTACAACTGCTTCGGATGCATCTACTCCTTTGTTTATATTAGTAGCACTATCAAGAACCTTATTACCAGTGCTTACTCCCTCTAAAACTTTGGAGGAGTCTTGAACCTGATTAACGACGTTGGTATTAGGAATAGCATTACTAATTTCTGTGAGTTTACTTGCATCTAAAAGGTTACTGCTTGATGAAACAGTATTCTTTGATGGACTGATAAGATTTGTAGCAGTTGAAGTGCTACTCATTAACTGCCTTGGTGAAGGAGTAACGTTAATCATATTCCTAGTAGGAAGTCTCATCCTCCTACTAAGTGCAGCAGCAGCAAATATTGCAACTTTGTTTGCAAGAAACCCTGCTGCTATAGCAGCAATAATGTCGAAAGCTACTTTACCTAATGCTTTAAGTAAATCTCCCAACCAAGTTGGTTTTTTAACTTTTTCTGGGTTTATAGTACCAGATAAATCTTCTATTTTCTCTAATTCACTTTCTTGTCTATCAAATTTACTAAGAACACCATCTGTACTTGCGGATAGAAGAAGTTGATTCTGTGCTGTTAGTAATTGATTAGTTTGTTGTTGCTCACTTAATTGAGCTTGTAGAACCGCATCTTCACCATATTTTGTAATATCTGAACTACCTGTAGTAGCAAGAGCAGAAGTTCCAGACATCAACTTGTTTACAGTTGTGCCCTCTATCAACATTGATGATGTAGGAGTAGCTATAGAAACCGAGGCAGGTTGATTTGGAGCAGAGGATTTACCGTCCTTACCGTCTCCATCGTCCTTTTTTCTATTTTTGAAGCGTTCGATGATTTTTTCTATAACACCTGATTGAGCCGCTTCATATCCTTGGGTTCCTGACGCCATTATCGGTTGTTTTGTTGTTTTAGTTCCTCAAGATGCTGAGACAGAAGTGCAACGTATACAATTCTTTCCCAAGGCATCATATTATCTAGCTCAGTCAAAGAGTATTTATGATGGTGCATCAAAGCAAAGTTAGTTTGAAAGTACTCCTCCAAGTTAGTATGGAAGAGTGCTATGCGAAAAAACTCTGTAGCCCCGAAATAGTGTACTCGCTCTCTTTTTTAGTTTTTGGGTTCTTAACTTTAAAAGTATGCTGTAGTTTAGGCATAGTCTCAAAGAATTTTGCAAATTTATCAAATTGTTCTTGAGTCATGCTCTCAACAAAATTTGTAAGTTCTTTCTGACTACAATCTTTTGACTCAGTTACCTCTTCACCCTCAAAAATTTGATCAATACAGGAAATAATAAAGTCTAATCCATCCACAGCATCACCCTTATCAGCAAGTCCAGTATTAACAAAGTGTTCAATACTTGGATACTTCATGATTACACCGACCTTATCGGTAATCATAATTTTAGGATCATGTCCTTTTGGTTTAAATACTTCAACATCAGAGATATTGATATCATGTGCAACTTTAGTCGTATTATCATCTAAACATGTAACATTTAATGTTACAACTTCACCAACAGATGCTGCACGTATTTTTAGAAAAAGATACTCAAGATCAAAACTAGGAAGACTCGCAGGTTTTATACCACGAGTAAGAATACAGGCACTGAGAGTATCAATAACTGATTGAGTAATTTGTTTGTCGTCTTTACTGTCCATAGCAATAAGGAGAATTTTTTCTTCTTTTACTAAAAATGGACGATATTTTATCTTTTTACCGCTCGATGGTAGTTCCAATTCATAGGTTGGTGCGGTAACCTTTGGTAATGCCATAATAAATGCAAGTTATATAAGTATTTAGCCTGAAAAAAGCATGTCTCTTCCTTGTTCATTATACGCTACTCTATGCTTCGAGTAGTAAAAACTAGCAGTACATTTTACAAGTTGACTAGTTCCAAATGAAAGAGGAATTGCTTCTACTGCATAAGGAAACACTTCCTGTAACACATGAACTGTAGAAACTCTATTAGTTTCAGAAATAGGACCTTTTTCTGCTTTAGCAATTCTAACTGTACAATGGTAATTTTCTGGAAATTGTAATCTTGTAGTTCTATTAACCGCAAACTTTGATGCCGCCATCGCTTTCTCTTCAGAATTTGTATCAAGTTGTTGTACTGTTGCAATTTTGCTACCATCAGGTTGAAACTCTTGAAAAATATACTGGTACCAAGTTTGCATAAATTTAAAAGGACTCATATTAGCATCACACATCCAACCAAGTTGAAAATCAGTAAACATTTTTTGATGAACATAGTTTGTGACACCTTCACCCATAAACCTTCCAGTCATTTGTCCAGTAGCAGCCTGTGCTCCAGGAAGTGTTACTTCATCTACAAATTGTTCATGAAAATTAAATCCATTAAAGAATTTTTGCTCATCTAGAACACTTTTAACTCCATCAGCTTTATCGAAGTCAAACTTCACCCGAAATCCAGTGGAGAGCGCCATACCCCCACCTCTCGCTATGTTTGACATTAAATCTCTATACGACACTTGATCTAAATATTATGTGACCTGTAATATTTATGGCTTATTCTGGAAAGTTTAGACCCTCCAATCCTAAGAAGTATCGAGGTAATCCAACTAGAATTATCTATAGATCCATGTGGGAGAAGAAGTTTATGATATTCTGCGATAGAACTAGGTCTATTGTAGAGTGGGGAAGTGAAGAGATAATTATACCCTATCGTTGCCCTACTGATGGGAAAGTTCATAGGTATTACCCAGACTTTTACATCAAAGTGCTCAACAAAGATGGTAAATATAAGAAGTATATTATTGAGGTGAAACCTAAAAAACAGGTTGCTGGTCCTGATAAGAATCCTAAGAGAAAGACTGCTGCATGGAAACGTGATGTTCTAACTTTTATGAAAAACCAAGCAAAATGGGAAGCAGCAGAAGACTATTGTGATGATAGAAGAATGAATTTCATGATACTCACGGAAGATCACTTAAATGTCTAGCACTATATTTGAACAAGTAAAAGAAGCAGCGGGTTCTGAGAAGAGATCACTTTCTTGGTATCGTCGTCGGGTAAAGTTGATTGCGAAGAATTATACTCTCGATTTACTCAAAAGTGACGAAAACTACGATGCTAGTGCTACACCAGACTTCCAAGATACTAATGAACTCCGCAACGAAGTGAGAATTGGACATTTATATCTTTTCGAGTACAAAGCAACGTCAAAAACTCCATTTCACGATACATTCCCTCTAGTTTACGTCATAGACAGGCAAGCAGACCATTTTATAGGTGCTAATCTACACTATATCAATCCAAAATCCAGATATTCCGTTATAGATAACTTAATTAATAACGATTATCTCAAGGTTTCTCCCAACTCCATCCATAAATATTTGAGTAATAATGTGAATGGTTATTTTCTTGACCTAGGTAAAGATGAATGGGATACGGCAATTTTCTTGCCTATAGAAAATTTTATCATTACAAAATCCAAAAAAAGTTACTCTAAAAAAAGAGTTTGGGAAGATACCAAAAAATCAAAGACTCAAAAAGGAGCATTCAAAATTCCTAGAGATATTGAGTTTTACAGCGGAGCACAAAATTCTAACGTCAATTAAATGGATCAAGGAAACTCTACTACTCTTAATCAAATGGATAATATTAGGTATCCAATTGATATGTCTATCGAGGAACAGTCGGATTATATTAGATTTCAGTTTTTTAAATATAAAGCACCTTTTAAGCGTGGAGGGGAGGTAACTCCTGGAGGAGCAAGTAATGAAGGATATTATGGTGAAACTGGAGAAGGGTCTATAGGTGTAAAAGCTGGTGGTGATGTTCTCATGTATATGCCTCAGGACGTTAGCACATCTATGTCTTCATCATGGGGTGGTAAAGAAATATCTAACGCTGCTGCTGGAGCACTTTCTGCATATTCAAATTATATAACGGATCCAAACGATAAAAATTTACTTGATAATTTTCAAGCTGGTTTAAAAGGATTAGCAGGAATGCCCACTAGTGCTGGTGCTGCATTAGTAAGAATGGGGTTAAGTGCGACTGGTGCTCAATCTAACCTAACACAAAATGATATTTTGGGAGGAACTTCTGGTGTTATTTTAAACCCAAATACAGAAGTGTTATTTGGTGGTCCTTCTATACGTAATATAGGGTTTAAATTTAAAATGATGGCGAGGAGTGAGGAAGAAGCGATAAGAATGATTAGAATTTGTCGAACTTTTCAATTTCATGCTGCTCCAAAATTGGGTATGTCTGTAGATCTTAAAGATATGTTTATAAGAGGTTTAGACGGAGTTGCAAAAGTAAAAACATTTGGATTTTTCCAAGGCACAAATTTACACAAAAAAGGTAAAATAAACAAGAACGAATTTGCAGTTAATAATTTTATTCAGATCCCTAATTTATGTTTATTTAAGTATATGACTGGTCCTGATGTAAATCCATATCTTACTCAGTATAAAGCATGTGCTATAACAAACGTTGATGTTAACTTTACTCCAGATGGGTCTTATTCAACTTTGATAGGTGGATATCCATCTGCAGTAGAATTAAGTCTATCTTTTGTAGAGACAAAACTCATTTATCAGAGTGAAATTGCACCATTTACAATCTCAGAAAGTAACTAATGTATTTTTCTATTTTACCAAACATTAAATATGACGTTAAACCTCAAAGTTTTCCGTTTTCTTCTTCTGATTTTGTTGAAGTAAATAACTTCTTTAGAAGATATTCTATAAATGAGGATATATTCGACTTTTCGGTATTTTTGAACAAATACGCTGTAAATCAAGGTATAAGAATAGAAACTCTTGCTAGTGGAATTTACGGTAGACCCGAACTTGATTGGGTAATCGCATTGACTAATAATATTACTAATATCTACGAAGATTGGCCAATGGACGATAATGCCTTACAACAGTGGGCAGAGGGTAAATATGGATCTACTGTATACAGCGATTTAGCGTATTATGAAATATCTGCAGATTTGAAGAATTCTACTGGATTAGCAGTTTTAAAGAAAGGTCAAAGAGTTGATTCAAATTTTTATAACGGAACTTTTTCATATAACGATGGAGATGTAGCAAATACGGTCATTACCGTAAGTGGATCTTCTGTTGCATCTCCAGTTACTTTGTGGGAAGAGGTATCAAGGAAAAATGAAGAAAAAAGAGATATATGGGTACTAAAACCAAGGTTTATTGAACCTCTAATTCAGTCATTAAAAAAGCAGAGCAAATATGGAAAATGCTCTGCTTATCTTAATAAGAAATTAAAGACGACTTTAAAGTAACGCGACTTTTTTGGTCAAAAATTGGCGGGAAATTTTTTCCCACTTTTATGGAATTGAAAAGTCAATTTTGACACAAGTTATTTTGTTTCTTCGATTGCTTCCTTAATTATTCTCTTCAGTTGTTTACCCTTCTTACCTAGACCAACAGTGGAGTCAATTTTTACTTTGACCCAGTATAGTCCTATAACAATCAAGGTAAATGGAATTGCATCTTCCCATGCTATTGTATTATAAGCATCGGCAAGACCACCAAATATAGCAAATATCATTTAATCTTCCTCGGCAAGGCGAGCGAAGTATGATAGTGCATCATCATCAGACTCACTACTAGCAGCAGGTTCTGAGGGAGCAGACATACGCTCACGGAATGAAGACTTCACAACTGGTTGAGGTTCATACTCTTCACTATCAACACCTATGTTAGGACGTTGAGGAGCAGAGGAGATACCTAAAACC